GCATATCGATAGCTCCAAGTAAATTAACATCTGAAGCCACAGACTGCACTAAGGCATTTACACCACTTCTAACTTCGTGAGAAGCAATACCTTTGTCTTGTGAAAATACATTTGGTAGTCTTCTCTTTCTGCCAAAATGACTGTATATAAATCCGTTTGCTTGAATAAACTTCTGTGTATTTGATAGCCATGCTTTTAGTTTAGGGAAAGCTGTGAAATAATCATCAATCACACCTTTTGCCTCTGCAGGACTAAAGTATTTACCTGAGTCCTTGGTAACTTGCTCACTGATTTTTGCAGGGCCAGCTCCATACATAATACCGAATGTTACGGCTTTTGCCTGTTGTCTTTCGATACTGTAATGTTCAGCGACATCTTCGACCTCACATGGCAGTCGAAATACTTGTTTCGCAATCGTTGAGTGAAAGTTTCCTCCATCTTTGAAGACTTTCATCAAGTTCTTGTCATCTGCCAATACTGCGGCACAATATACCTCTGCTGTTGTCAAGTCCATTGCCACGATTACATTGCCATCTTTGGCTTTGATACAACCTTTGACAGTTGGATTATCTCTTGGAAGCTGTTGCATATTCAGTTTACCACTACTACTCAATCTACCACTGGTTGTTCCATGTAGATTGAAGTTTGTTCTCAGACGACCGTCCATGTCTAAGTTAGGAATAATCTTGTCTAAGTAAGTAGTCTTAATCTTTACCTTTTGTCGAACTTCCAAAATCAAAGCAGGAATCTCATGCTCTTGTGCAAGTTTCTGTAAACTCTCCGCATCTGTACTATCTGCTCCAGTACCCGTTTTCTTACCCGTTGGGGTTAGACCAATATAGTCAAATAAAAGACTTCGTAATTGTACTGTTGAGTTTGGATTGAAACCGCCCTTAGCTTTGATAAATGCCTTGACTTCAGGATAACTTTGTAGTTTTTCTACTGCATTGTCTATATCTTCTTGCATTATCTTCTGTGCTTTCTCTAATCGAAAACTATCAAAAGGCACACCATTATCTTCTACTTGTGTAAGAAATCTACAACCTTCAAGTAATATATTTTTATATACCCATGTAAGTTTTTCATTCTTTACAATTGCTTTCTCAAACTTTTGAAACAGTAGAAATGTTACTATGGCGTCCATTGCAGCATAGTGTCTCATTACATCAAATGGAACCATGTCATAACTGAACGATGCTTTTAGTATTCCTGTTCTTTTACGATAATCTGTAATCCAGTTATCAAGTTCTGCTTCATAATCACCGTAGTCTGTATGTTTGAGTGCGAGTGTTTTCAGACCATGTGTGCCTGGATTCTCGTCAAACATATAATGCATTAGCATTGTATCTTCAAATCTAGGAAACTTGAAGTTAAACTGATACTGAAACCATTGTAAATCAAACTTAGCATTATGAAAGACTACTCTCTTTTTATCAAATAGTAGTTGCATAAGATGTTCTGCTTTCTCGTCTATAGCATCGCAATCTACATAAACGCCATGCTCTGGCTCATAACTCATCGAGAAGCCTAGCATATAACCATCTCTACAATATAACGCTGATGTCTCAGAGTCAAGTGCTACGAAGTCATAATCTTCACAGTCTCTTGCTTTGATAAGAAAACGACTTAGTTCTTTACTATCTGTGATTCCATAACATCTGTCCTCTGGAATCTTTTTCTGCGTCAATTCTCCGCTTACGTACTTGTGAATGTCCTCGATGGCTTCCTCGATTGCTTTCTTTGCTTCTGGTTTGAACTTCATCATAGCAGGGTTGAGTAATGGCAAAAACTTATCATCAATTATTTTTCCATTGTACTCTGTTATTGATGTCTTTTTTGTAAAGAATTTAAAAGCGTCTGACCCTACAAGAATGAGGTAATCGTACGCATTTTCATCGATTTCGATATCGACATCTCTTTTTAGAATTTTTCTCTTAGAACTATCACTACATAGTGCATATCTATCAAATTCAAACTTAAAATATTTACTGTAATTTATACTACTCGGTGTAGTTTCAACTAATGCTATCGCCATATAATTTTCCTTTTAATCTGTCTATTTCTGCTTTTACTAGATTGCCTGGGTCTACATTATCTCGTAGTTTTACTACTCTCGCAGACATCTCTAGCTTCTCAGCTAAGTCTTTTGCTTTCTCAGCTGCTTGTCTTCCCGCCTCGTCCCCATCAAACATAATATCTATCCCTTGAACTCCTTGAAGTTTGAGTAGACTTAGTTTGACCCAACTCACTTGCTGTGTACCAAAACAGCACACAGTATTTTTGAGACCTTTGTCCCAAAGGTTAAGAGCATCAAATATGCCCTCTACCAATATAACTCTATTCTGAATAGGTTTTACCTTTGCTGGACAGAACGGCATTTCCGCTCCTACTGGGTAGATATAGTACTTCATAGTACTAAAATCGTCCAGACTTCTACCTATCAATGAAACTGTCTTACCTGTAATATCTCGGATTGGAAAGATGATACGATTTTCGAATTGGGGTACATTCCAAGTAAACGCGTCCCATATACGCAAGGTCTCCTCAGATATGTTTCGAAAACCGCCACCTCTCCATTCCAATCTATCTTTCGGGAGTTGAATTCCGACAGTTTCGCTTTTAACTTTTTGTATCTTTTCTTTTATTCTATGCACTCTTACTTCTAGTGGACTTGATGGTGCACCAAAGTGTGTAAATAAATTACCTTTAAAACCACAGGAAAAACAATGAAATATTCCTGTAATTCTATCCACTCTCATTGAAGGATTGTTGTCATCATGTTCGGGATTAAGACAATGAATCTTAGCGTCTTTCCCACTTATCTGATACTTTATTCCTTTCTCTTTTAATAAATCTTCTGCTATCATAATTACATATATTATAACAAATTTTTAAGGATTTGTCAAGAAATATTTTCCGCCTCCATAGTCCATCTGTAATAATCCTTTTCGATTATATACTTACCGCCTCTGCAATATACTTCTACAGTTTTATTATTACTAAGTAGGGCTGCAGCTGCAGCTCCTGTTCCACAGCTCGGTACATAACCTACACCTTTCTCCCAAATATCTACAAAGATATTACCGTCATAGAGAAAGTGTACTTGAATTTGATTCTCATTCCATGTTGTATCTATCTCCTCTACATTTCTGTGATAGAGTGTCTTTTTGTTTCTATTTATTTCTATCATGTATGGATATATACCATCACTACTAGCTAAAGGAGCTAAGAAAGTAATCTTACCGTGTTCTGCTAACTCAGCATTAAAACATACATTTGCTGTGCTGCCATCAACATTCCATATTTGACCTGTATTTATATTCTTCCATTGACAATATCCTATCTGATGTAGAGGATTAGTGTCTGCTAGAATTATTACTTGTCCGTTAACTTTGACTTGTGTTTCCACGGTAGTTCATCTCCTAATTTTTCATGTTCTAAAAATGATGGGTCGTTTTCATAATACATCGACTTCCATACTAATTCTGCCATCTGAAACCAGATAGCGATTGCTCTGTTTCTAAATTCTTCGTCACCCCATAAATAATATAATAACCACCACTCTTTATCAAATTTACATACTCTCACTTCTGCACTATGTAATTCAGGTAAGTCTGCCAAAACTCTTAGTCTTTGACTACCTGCTATCGGGTACCAGTTTGGCATACATAAAAAGGGAGACCGTATACCTTCTTTTATTAGTGCTTCTCTTAGTGGTTTATTTTCTGGTACATTTCTTATATTTTCTTGTACTTTTGGTTGTTCTAGCAACCACCCCACAGTCCTGACATACCAGGTGTGGGGAGGTAATGGTACTAACTCTGCAGTTTCTCTACTAACTCTGTGTATGTTTCTTACAGCGACTCAATGGACAACGGTATGGGAGTCTCAGTTTCAATGTCATTGACGGCTGCAGGCTTACTAACTGATGTTAACATTGATACTGGCATGGGTACAATTGGCCTTGGAACAGGTCAAGACTCTGCTGTGGACGCAATGGATGGATCTCCAGCTTGTTTCTCACTTAACGCTTGCGGTTCTGCATTAGGTGGTAAAGACGGAGGATCTGAGTTGTATGCTGATGGTGATGCCGCTTCTGGTAACTCAATCAT